TGTGTTTCCTCCTCCACTATTAGCACCTGTACGAGAAAAAGTCACAATAAATTCTTCTGTATAGTTTGCACATGCATTTAACCCGCTTTCACCGCTTGCATTAACAAGAACACGAACAGAACCACCTAACCCTTGTCCCCCGTCGCTATATGGTATTGTAAATGAAAATAGGGTTTCGTTGGTTATTGAAGACGCAGTACCTAAATTGGCTTTTCTAAATGCATAAAATTTTTGTCCATGCGATGCCGCACTATTGAACTCTGATGATCCTGTTGATTCTACTGTTGCACTTTCGATCGGGCCTACTATTTTACCTGCAACACCGTCAATTAATGGAGTCGAATCATCAGCAACTACACTACCAGTTAGATCGCCTGTAACTTGCCCTACAAACTGGCCGTATACAATTCCAGTTTCTCCATCAATTATTCTGTCGGATGTTTCGCTGAATACACTGCCAGTTAGATCACCGATCATTGCACTTCCTTGACTGTAATATCCAGCATTGTTTGTGAGTGTAGAAATATTATCACCTACTTCAACAAATGCACTGCCGTCTATTGTCAACACAGGCATTGTGTTGTCATCTGTTGCTGTAACAGTTATTCCGCCTGTTCCTGTAACTTGTATAGAGTTACCAGCATTTACTTTAAATCCGGTTGAATCGTCACCAACAAAATCAATATTAATTGCACTTTCTTCTGTGAGATATCCAGCATCGTTAGACAATCTCGAAATATTATCATTGTCAGTAAGATAATCAATTAAACTCGCACTTTGAACAATACCTTTGGTGTCTACTGTAACTAAATTATATGAGCCCGGAGACACAGGTGATGTTGCCAAAGACACGTTAATGCTGGTTCTTCCGCTACCTGTTACATCACCAAACAGTGTAATAGTATCGTTTTGTGTAAGGTAACCTGTGTCGTTGGCAAAGTCAATAGAAAGATTACCGTCAGCATCACTAGTAATGTCTATATCAGTTCCGCCTGTTACAACAATGTTTTGTCCTTGTCTAACTGCTCTGAGTGTGCTGTCAGTTGCCGCAATACTAAACAATGTGTCATTTGGTCCAACATATCCTGCATCATTTATCAGTTCTGATACGTTATCACCTGTCTGTAATCCGTCTGTGATATATCCTGGATTCACAAAGTCAACAGTGATATTGCCTTCTGCATCACTGGCTGTTGTGATGTTTGTACCTCCAATGATCTTTATACTTTCACCTTGCTGAACTGTTCGTAATGTGCTGTCATCGGCACCAATTGCAAATACATTGTTTTCAATTGCTGTAAATCTTGTGGCTACTGTAGCGGCAAAGTTTGCATCATCGTTAATTGCCGCGGCTAATTCATTTAGCGTATCAAGGGCCCCTGGTGCACTGTCAATTAAATTTGCAATTTCTGTATCGACTTCCGATTTAGTATAAGCATCTGTAATACCATAACCACTGAGTGTTGTAGGCGTTCCTGTAATACTACCCCAACTAAAGTCCTGTGCTACTCCAGTAATGGTAATATTGCCTTCAGCGTCACTGGCTGTTGTTATAGCAGTACCGCCGATGATTTTAAACGATTCGCCGGCTCCTATGTCTCGTAATGTACTGTCATCGGCACCGACACTGAAACTAAATGTTTGCGGAACTTGATCTACTGTTATATAACCAGCATCGTTTGACAGTTGTGAAATATTAGATGGACCTGTAATAGTGATGTTGCCTTCAGCATCACTGGCTGTTGTGATGTTTGTGCCACCGACGAATTTTACTGTTTCGTCTTTGGTTACTTCTCTGGTTGTGGAATCGTCGGCCGCAACGTTAAATCTAAATATGTCTGCACTTGTGATATACCCTGCGTCATTTACAAGTGTACTTACGTTGTCGTTTGGTTGAACAGCACTGTCTGCCAAAGCACCTTGTGCCGATGTTGCGGCATCTGTAATACCGTAACCACTGAGTGTTGTAGGCGTTCCTGTGATACTTCCCCAACTAAAGTCCTGCGCCACTCCAGTAATAGTAATATTGCCTTCGGCATCGCTTGAAGTTGTAATTGCAGTACCACCGATAAAATTAATCTGTTCTCCTAGGCCAACATCTCTTGCAGTACTGTCATCGGCTCCGACTTTGAAATTAAAGGTGTCTGGTAAGTCGTTTGCTGTAATGTATCCAGTATCATTAGCAAAAGAAGCCAGTGTTAAATCATTATTGAGATCACTTAAATCGGCAGGACCAGTAACAGTAAGAACACCATCGACTAGGCTTGTAGATACAGAGTTGGCTCCTGCGATCTGCAGGGTCTCTGTGTTTTGAATTCTTTCTAAAACTGAATCATCTGCCGTAACAAACCATTCGTATGTTCCTGCTAAATCAGGCAAGTCCACTAGATCATTATAGGAACCGGTTGTTGCTACGGTAGCAAAAGAAACATTACTGGCACTTGTAACCAGACCTTTTGCATTTACTGTTACTGTGTTAAATGTTCCTATGTTTGAGTTTACATTGTCAAGTGTAAGAGTAATTGTGCTTGCACCGCCGCCTAATGCACCGCCAGTGTTTCCGCTGAGGTCGCCGTCGAATGTTAAATTAGGTCTAGTGCTTAAATCGTTATATGATCCAGATGTAGCAACTGTTGCAAATCCTGCACTGGAAATGCTTACGTTTTCCCAATCGCCTGATGTAGAATTATATTGAAGCAGTTGGTTGTTTGCAACACTAGTAATGTTAACATCACTTAGGTCGCCAATGCTTTCACTGGTTATGTCTGATATAAAGGCACTGACAGAATTATCATAGTTTGATAAATCGTCGTCAATGGAAATTGTAATATTGCCTTCAGCATCACTTGCAGTTGAAACAAGTGTATCGCCAAAAAATCCTACACTTTCGCTGCCGCCTACTGTGCGTACAGTAGAATCATCTGCATATATTTCAAACGTTCCTACTGCGTTAGATAAAAACTCTTCTGCGTTTTCAACACCAATAATTATCTTATCAGTGTTTTCAACAGGACTTATATTAATTCCTGCTCCGGCTTCTAAGGTAAGGGTGTCGTTATCAGCATCAGCAATAACTTGGCCTTCGGTGCTAGCCCCTTTTGTGACAACAATACGTCGAAATGAATCAATTACTTTTACAGACATTAGAAATAACTCTCCTACGTGTATTTACCGTAGATAAAAAAATAGGAGTAAACTAACTTACTCCTATTTTATTGATTATTTCGTCCCTGCATGTTTATAACATCTAATCAATCTATTTCTATAATGTAGCGGGCCCTTTGGGTAACAAGGTGGAGCCCATACCCCGTAGCCTTATGCGGCTAGTGCGAATGTTTCATCATTTGCAGTTATTTTATTTTGCTTCTACGACCGGGCATACTCCCAATCCTAACGGCTTTCACATTGCCGGTAACTCCACCGGGAGTCGAACCCGCGTCCGCCAACCTTTCAGTTTGCTTCATTGTTACAATGTTATTTAAGCATCTTTTTCTGATTTTGTCAAGTCTTTGAACTTGGCATGTTCTATCCAGCGATAGTTTGAAAGTCGTTCTTGTTCACTTTTTAATTGTTTAGGAGTAAGTTTTTGTTCGTATCCGTGTTGAAAACCGTTTTTCCATGTAATGTCTACACGATATTCTTTGGGAAGTGCTTCAAATGATCTATCTGTCATACTAGCCAACTATAACATTAGTTGAACCAGTTGCTATTTCGCCACATACATCAGCAGTATCACCGGCTACTACAACTAGTTTTCCGCCAACATATACATTGTTAGCAAGACCTGCTGAAATGGTTTGTGGTAAGTGAGGAGCAGAACCGTGACCCGCAACACCGTCACCGTCAACAATAACTAATTCTCCGTTTGCATAAACTTTATTCACTAAAGTATTTTGAAAGGTTGGAATTAGATCGCCGCCGGCTATATCGATATCACGAGATATACCAGGCATTACACTGTGAGTCCTGTAGTAGACTGAATATACTGCTTGGCCATTTCACTGTCAGTTTTAGCAATAAACACTAAGGTATTCATATTTAAATCAAAATTTGTATCTGGCGACACAGTAAAAGCAAAAGGAACCATTCCTAGTCCTTGCTGATTCATAGTAAGTGCCATTGGTTTAGACACTTTTAACATTGTGCCTTTTTCTTCTACTAACCGTGCAACCACTTCTTCGCCTGCGACTGTTTTTACTGTAATAGTATCACCTACTTTATAGGGTGTTTCAATAATCATTAAAATTTCCTTCTGTTGAGCCTGATATTGTTTGTTCTAAATATGTTTTAAATTCTGTTAATCCACCTACCACAACACCTTGTGCTTTGATCTGTGGAAATGTTCTTGCCTCAGGGAACTGTTCAAACAGTTCTTCTCGAGAGAAGTCTTGTTCGATCTGTTTGTAAGTGTATTTTAATCCACGATTTTCGCAGATCATTTTTGCTTCGTCACATTGCGGACAAGCCGGCTTTCCAAATATTTCAATCATAGACTAAATCCTTTGAATGAGTCTTTATTGATATCTTGTTTAATGCCGCCGATGATGTACGACTCAACTTCTGTTTCTTGAGGTGCAACTTGCAACCCTGAACTTGACAACCAATGCTGTGTCCAAGGCAGTGGATTTTGTTTAAGAGAACGATCATAAATTGTATTATATCCTAAGGCCTTCATTCGACGGTTAGCAATATATTCAACATACGCATGAAGAAGATTAGAATTCAAACCAATCATTGACCCGTCTTTAAACAAATAATCAGCCCAGCGTTTTTCTTCGTCAACACATTCTTTCCACATTTCATAGACTTCTTGTTCGCATTCTTTTGCAATACTTGCAAATTCTGCATCGTCTTTTCCACTCATCCAATGTTTAAGAATATGAGTGGAAATTGCCAAATGTTGTGCTTCGTCACGAGCAATCAATGAAATAATCTTTGCAGATCCTTCCATTAGTTTTAGTTCACCAAATGCAAATGTACATGCAAAACTCACATAAAAACGCAAACCTTCTAAAATGTTTACATTCATCATAGCCAAGAATAGTTTTTTCTTGACGTCTCGCATATCACCTTCACCTCGATGAAAGTATGCTTCGGCCGCACTAGTAAATGCATCATAGTTTTTTGTAACACTTTGAGCACGGGCAATCACATATTCGTCATCTAGGATAGTATCAAATACCTCGCTTGGATCAGCATAGATGTTTTTCATAATATGTGTGTAACTACGACTGTGGATAGTTTCAAAGAAGTCCCAAGTTACAACACACCCTTCCAGTTCAGGAAGACTGACATATGGTAAAAATGCAAGACATGGTCCACGACCTTGCACACTATCTAATAGAGTTTGGTATTTTAGATTAGCAGTAAAAATGTGTTTTTGCTCTGGTCGAAAGTTAGCATAGTCTGCTCTATCTTTCTGTAAACTGACTTCTTCGGGACGCCAAAAATAACCCAACATAGTTTGATTAAGTTTATCAAACTCTGGATATTTAAAAACATCATATCTCTGCGTGTTCTGGTCTGCACCAAAAAACATCGGCTGTTTTGTAAAATCTACTTTTTCTTTGTTGAATACTGTTTTGCTCATTACTTACCTCAAATTGTACAACTGTCACATGCTTCGTCATCTGTTGGTAAAGTAGGAATACTTACCACAGTTCCGTTAGTATGACCATTAACATGGCCGTTGGTTTCGATTTCAACTGTCTCTTCTTTATCTTCTTCGCCTTTGTAGTCGTAGGTATTTTGATAGTACGAGGTCTTCCAACCTAGTTTGTAGGTTGTTAATAGATCTCGCATCATCGTACTCATAGGCACTTCGTTGTTGTCAAAGTGCAGTGGGTTATAACTCCAGTTACCTGAAATTGCCTGATCAAAGAACTTCTGCATCATTGCTACTATGTTGATATAACCTTCATTTGACGGCATATCCCATAGTAAAGTATAGTGATTTTTAAGTGTAGTGTACTGAGGAACAATCTGCTTGAGAGGTCCTTTTTTAGATTTCTTTACACTTAAATATCCTCTTGGAGGTTCGATGCCATTAGTTGCATTCGACACAACACTTGAACTTTCTGAAGGCATCTGAGCACTTAGTGTAGAATGACGCAGACCATGTTCTTTGATATCGTTGCGTAGACTTTCCCAGTCATGATTTAAATCGTTTGGTACAATCTCGTCAACGTCTTTTTTGTAGGTGTCGACGGGTAAAACACCATCGGAATATTTTGTACGGTTGAAATATTCACAAGCACCTCGTTCTTTAGCAAGATCATTGCTAGCCTTAAGCAAATAATACTGGAAACTTTCACTTAGGTCATGAACCAGTTTCCAGGCCTCTTGATCTGAATATTTTACTTTGTTCTTGGCTAGATAGTGGGCCAGACCAATATACCCAATACCTAATGATCGACGTGCTTTGGTAGACTTTTCAGCAGCCTCTACTGGGTAACGTTGATAGTCAACAATTTCTTCCAGCGCACGAACGGCCAAATCACACAGTTCTTCTAATTCATTATTTTGTTTTAACAATCCTACGTTAATTGCTGACAAGATACATAATGCAATCTCGCCTTCAGGATCATCAATGTGTTGCAAAGGTTTAGTTGGCAACGTAATTTCTTGACAGAGATTACTCATGTACACAGAGTCTTTGAAACTGCTGTGCGAGTTTGCATGATCAACATTCATGATATAGATACGTCCAGTTTCTGCACGTTCTTTCAATAGGTCACCAAACAAATCGCTTGCGCTTACTTTCTTTTTGCGAATAGATGTTTTGCGTTCATACTGCTCGTACAACTGTTGGAACAAATCATTGTCGCCACTATAAAACGCATCATACAAATCAGGTACATCATGTGGAGAGAAAAGAGTAATTTCTCCTCCTTGTAAAAATCTTTCATACATAAGTTTGTTCAACTGAATTGAATAGTCTAACTTGCGTACACGATTGTCTTCTGTGCCTTTGTTGTTCTTTAGTACTAGAATGTCTTCAATCTCTAGATGCCACAATGGAAAGTGTACAGTTGCACTACCACCGCGAACACCGTTCTGTGTGCAACAACGTACTGTGCTTTCGAACTTTTTAAGGAACGGAATGATTCCTGTGTGTGCTACTTCACCGCCTCTGATTTTACTGTTGATAGCACGAATACGGCCTGCGTTAATGCCAATGCCTGCTCTTTGCGAAGTATAACGGCCAACAGCCATATCACTTGCAAAAATACTGTCAAGGGTGTCATCACTATCTACTAACACACAACTAGCAAACTGACGCATAGGTGTACGAACACCTGCCATTACAGGAGTTGGAATATTGATCTTAAACTGAGAAATAGCATCATAGTATTTCTTAACATAACTTAATCTTGTGTCTTTGGGATACTCAGCAAACAAAGTTGCCGCAATCATAATGTACATGAACTGAGGTGTTTCAAATATTTCACCGTTGGAACGATCTTGACACAGATATTTGTCAACTACCTGACGCAGTCCGGCATAGGTAAAGTCTAGATTACGATCATGCTTGATCCACGTGTTCATCTTTTTGATTTCTACTTCAGAGTAGTAGTCTTTGATTTGCGGATCATAGACAGATCTTGCAATATTTGAATCAACAACTTCCATTAAACTTTTGTGAGTATACTGGCCGTACACTTGTTTTTGCAATCCGTATAACAACAACCTTGCGGCGGCAAATTGATAGTTAGGTGATTCTAAACTAATAAGATCGTTTGCAGAACGAATCAAAATGTTTTGAATTTCGTCTGTGCTCATACCGTCGTAAAACTGTAAGTCTGCATTCATTTCAATTTGACTAGCACTGACACCTGCTAGTCCATCACAGGCTTGTTCAACAACGAAGTGAATCTTGTCAACATCTAGTTTTTCTTTACGGCCGTCTCTTTTAGTAATTAAAATTTCATGTTTAGTCA